GGAATCCTTGAAAAGCAAGGTCATAGACATGCTTTTAATGGTGAAGTTCTTGGATTTTTCAAGGATTGGAAAACAGATGAAGCTGTATGGGCAAAAATCCTCCCTGCGCTTGAAGAAAAACTTAAAACTGAACTTACGTTCAAAAATGAGGTACAATAATATGATAAAACAAGAAACAATAATAAGTGGAACAGAAGAAGAATTACTTTCATACTTCAAAAACAAGTATAATTTGATTGAAAGAGAAGTCCAAGAGGTTGCTACTATTTTAAATAAATTCGAGCAATCAACTGCTTCTCATTCTTATGCTACATTACCAGCTGCTATTCCTCCATATGGAGCAGGTGAAGATGTTGTAATAGAAGAATTACCAACTAAAACTCCAATTAATGGTGCGCAGGTTGGTAATAAGATTACTACAGGAATGAATAACTTGTTTGCAGGTACAACTTGGAGTAATTAACATTAGTAATAATTTTATAGATTGCTTTCTAACCCAAAGCGGTCTATAATTGTTTAATCGTGGAAAAAGCATTACCTTTAGATTTAGATTATTTTGAAAAGCTCATCATGTTTAATGCATTGATGAACCAAAATTATCTGGAAACAATACTTGAACATATAAATCCTTTGTATTTTAAGGATAAAAACATTCAAATAGTGTTTAATATTCTTAAAAGTTTTTATATTGAGAATTCTTCAGTTCCAAACCTAACAGAATTAAAAGCACATCTTGTAACTAAAGAACAAAAGGATGCATTAAAAGAGACTTGGATATCTTTTAATGTTATTGATAAGCAATATAATCAAGATTTGCTTTTAAAGAATACAGAAAGGTTTTTGCGTGAGAAAGCAGTGCTATCTACAGTCGTTGATACATCTATTGATGTTCAATCTGGCATCATTGATAGTGCAAAGATTCTTAAAAAGTTTGAAAGTGCTTGTGGTATATCATTAATGGATAACCTTGGGTTAGATTACTTGGAAGATATTGATAAACATTGCAAAGATCTTCAGGAAGTATTCAAAACAATATCATCAGGTTGGAAATGGCTTGATAATCATCTTGGCGGTGGTTTTATGTCAGAAGGAAGAGCATTATATTGTTTCTTTGGACAAACAAATGTCGGTAAATCTATTTTCTTGGGTAATATTGCAACTAATATTCTTAGTCAGAATAAAACAGTTGTTTTAATTTCATTAGAAATGCCAGAACAGGTTTATGCTAAGAGAATATCTGCACAATTGTCTCGTATTCCTTGTGATGACCTTAAAATTCAGATTGATCCATTGAGAAATTTTGTAAATGAATATAAAGTAAAGAATAAGAACTCAAAATTGATTATTAAGGAGTTTCCACCACAATCCATAACGGTTTTACAGCTTAAAAACTATATTAACAAATTAAAAAGCAAGGGAATCAAGCCAGATGCAATTATTGTTGATTATGTTAACCTTATTGCACCACCAACAGCAGGATTAAGCTCATATGATGGCATTAAGAAGATCACAGAAGGTCTTAGAGCATTAACATATGAGTTTGAGTGTCCTCTTATTACTGCAACACAAGCAAATAGAGCAGCTGTTGGTATGGCTCAACCTGATATGGGTAAAACTGGTGAATCTATGGGATTATCTCATACCGTAGATGCACAATTATCAATTTGGACCGAAGAAGGTGATTCCGATCTAGGTATTATTCATATGGGTATTGAAAAAAATCGATTTGGACCAAGAGAAGTATATACCCATCTCAATATTGACTATCCAACATTATCATTATCTGAGCCTAGTGATGTTATTCAAAAATATTCAGTAAAAGGAAGTATGCCAAAGCTAACAGATGATATTGAATCAATTGATATGAATTCAAATATTATGGATACTTTAAATATAATTGATAATATGGGTAATTAATATGATTTTTAATGATAACATTGTAAATAAGCTAATGATTAATAACAATTATCAAATTTTTACGCATAAAGATTTAGATGGTGCAGTTAGTTTATTAACTTTTTTATGGTCAAAACCTGATGCAACAGTTACATATCGTGAGGTTACTAATTTAGAGGTTGATATTATTAAAGAATATGTAAAAAAGACATGCAATCCACCTCAAATAATCGTAATGGACTTGTCTTTAAGAGAAGAATTTTTACCAGAATTAGATTATGAATATATTACATTCATAGATCATCATAAAAGATCAGAAAAATACATAAATAATTTTAAAATGGCTAATATTGAATATAAAGAAATCTCTTCAAATACATTATTAGTAAGAAAAATGTTAAAAGATTCTGCACCTGAGTTTACTGATGCTCAAAAAAAATTAATATTACTTGCCGATGATTTTGATTCAAATAAAAATGCATTTCAAGATTCATATGATTTAAATATTTTATTTTGGACACAATTTAAAAATGAATTTTGTTATTTTGTTGATTATTATAAAAATGGATTCAAACCATTTTCAGAAAAACAAAAAGAAATTATTAGACATACTAAAGAAGATGCAAAAATTAAATATTTTGATACTAAATTTTTTATAGGAGAAATTTTAATTGAAGGATTACCACAAAAAGTAGTTGCTGCAATTACAGAAAGTTTTAATAATATTGTAATTGATATGATACTTGCTAAATATAATCCAGACGTACTATTCTATATCAATACAAAATCTGAAAAGGTAAGCATGAGGCAGAAAAAAAGAGAAAACACAATTGATCTATCTGCATTTGCTGAAAAGTATTGTGATGGTAGTGGTCATGTCTATGCTGCTGGTGGAAAAATTACACCACTATTCATGGAATTAACAAAAAAACTTAAACCAGTATGATTATAACCTCTTCACAACAATTAGAAGATTTAACAAATCCAGCAAATGCTTTAAATGTTGAAGAATTTGAACAAATTACAATGCGATTTGGTGCTTTTGTGTGTATATGCAAAGGTAAAAAAATGAATTATCTTAATTTTTTAAAATTTTTAGTTGACGATAAGAAGACTCAGAAGATATACTTTGCTTTATTGAATGAACATAATCTTCAAAGTATCATTAAAGCGTATCTAGGCTCTACTCCAAATGTATATAAAAAGATTTTTCGTTCTAAAATGAACAAAAAATGAACAATCTTACTGATTTCCAAAAACAAATTTATAATTTTTATTTAAAAAATTTTAGAAAGGGTCAACCTTATAAACCAAGACAAGATTTTTCGGATTTAAATCCGAATATAGAAGTTGCTTTGATAAAAATATCAAATTTTCTTAGCAGATACTCTCATATAGACTGTAGAGAATATTTTGAAGCATTTAATGTCTTACATCCAGATGAAAAATATCCAAATTTAAATTATTTCTATTCCAGAGGTGCATTAAAAACATATTCTATTTTTAAAAAACAACAAGAAGATCGTAATCCAGAAAAACAACTTGATGAAATTAAAGATAGTATTAGATTTATAGGAATGTATTGTATAAACAATAAAATTTCTTTGGATAACTATTTATTTTACAAAATAGGTTATACATATTCTTGGTTAAACCATTACAGAGAACATAGAATAAATCCTTATTGTTTATTTGAATTGGGTGATGTTTTTGGTGTTCTAAATAATGTACCAAAAGATGAATTATATCTTTTTGCTAGTAATCTGTATGATAATCTCGTAGCATTTAAAGATAGATATGAGAAATCCAAGAAAACAAAAGATTATGTCAAACAAATTACAAATACAGTAAAACTTTTAGTTGAAAAAGAGTTGACACAACCAAACAATATGCTAAACTAATTAATCATGAGTACTAAATATAACGCAAGCCTGTTTGAATCTCTTCAGGAGATCATCAGTAACAAAACTAACTACGAATCCAACTTCAAGGACTTCCTTAAGTTTGAGACTGACAAGAATTATATTCTTCGTCTTATCCCAAATGTTCAGGATATCTCTAAGACTTGGTATGAATATGCACAGCATATTTGGGACAGCAAGGTAACTGGTAAGAAGGTTTCTACTCTTTGTCCAAATACATATAAGGAGAAATGCCCTATCTGCGAATATCGCTCAAAGATTTGGGCTACTAAGAATCAGGATCTTATTGATGGTATTTTGCCAATCAAGAAGAATAAGAGATGGCTCTATAACGTTTTTGTTATCAAAGATCCAACAAATCCATCTAACGAGGGTCAGATCAAGCTTCTTAATGCTGGTGAACAGCTTGAGAAGATTATTGAATCTGCTCGTAGTGGTGACGATAAGGATGAGTTTGGTCACAAGATCTTTGATCTTTCCGAGAAAGGTTGCAATCTTGATGTCAAGGTAGAGAAGAACAAGGGTGGATATCCATCTTATGTTACATCTAGGTTTAAGTCTCCATCCAAGATTGATATTTTAGATACAGATTCTAAGATTGATGCGACTTATGATGGTTTCAAGCCACTTGATTCTATCTTCAAGGTTAGGACTTATAATGAGATCAAGGATCTTCTTGATATTCATTTCTTGGGCAAGGATAAGTCATCAACTACAACTACAGATGATGATGATTCGTTCAAGATTGAGGAGATTACTGTTGATGATGTTATATCTCAAGATACATCTTCATCTTCTAGTATCTCTGAACAGGAGAAGAAGATGCAAGCTATCTTAGCAGATCTGTAATATGAATAGAGAAGAAGCATTAGAGGCAGCGAAACTTGCAAAGATGATTGGTTCACAACTTAATGTTGTAGATCAAATGTCGGTGGAAAGATCAAACAATCCAGCAAATAAAATCAATATAAATGAATTTATTGCCAAGGTTCAAAACCCTAATGCTTCTTTTCGTTCAAATAATTATTTAACAAACGTACCAGCAGGTTTTGCTCCACCACCACCAGAGGATTATATTCAAAGTATGATTCCTGATAATTCGATTGGGTCAAAACAACCACTACTTGAAAGTATACCACCGCAAATTGAAACTGTTCCATTAGTAACGGTTAGTAACATTCCTTTAAAATTACATCCAGAACCAAAAGAAACAAAAACAGTTGTTGCAAAAAATGAAACAACGGTTTTAACTCGTAGTGATGTTGATAGTATTAGAAATTCATTAAAAAGCATTGACAAGACACTTGCTGGTATGCTAAAGTTCTTACAAGAAAATAGCAAACCTAAAGCAAATGAATGAATCTTTAATTCCAATTCCAAAAACTTCTTTAGAGAAGTTATTAAGACCTGTAAACAGATTGGCAGAATCTTGTGTTTTAAAAACAAATAAAGATTTCATCTATACGCTTTGTTCTTCATCTGACAATAGTGTTATTCTTTATGCCAAGACTGATCTACCTTTAGAATTGCCAGAATATAAATTAAACATCATTAATATTAAGAAATTAATGACAGGTTTAGATTGTCTTGGAGATGACGGTGAATTCAAATTAATATATAATGATAACAATATAGTCTGTAAGTCTACAAACGATGCTACAGGCGAGAATACGCATTTTAAATACCATCTGGTAGACGATAACATCATCAAGGAATCGACTGTTAATATTGAAAATATCGCAAAGCTTAGTTTTGATACAATTTTTGAATTATCTTTATCAAAGATTAAGCAAATCATGTCTGCTTATTCATTCGTAAACGATGTGAATAAGATTTACTTTTATACAAAGGATAATAATGTTTATGCTGACATTGATGACAAAACAATGCCTAACATAGATAATGTTTCTTTATTGGTTTCAAATGAATTTCAAGGACAACCTATATTGGATCAGTTGTCCGTAAAGATTGAGGTTTTTAAGAACTTGGCTAGTAGTAAGAATTCAATTAAGGTTAAGATTAATAATCAATTTAAGGTATTTATTTTTCAAACACAAGAAGACGAAAACACTGAATTAAAATATATAATATCTGCACTTGTTAAATAGTTAATTTGTGGTAAAGTATTAATATGGCAAAGAATAAATTAACTACCGTTGGATATTTCATCAAACGCCTCCGTGATTGTGGATATATAACAGATAAAGTTTTTACTGATTATGCAGAATCTGATGCTAGATCTTGGACAGTTGTAGTAGATCCAAGATTATCATCAGTATTTATTACATGTTTTAATAATCATAATTATTTAGGTGAAGAATATTTTGAAATTCATGATGGTGGTCAGTTTATTCCTGATAGGTTTAAGTTAAAAACAAGTTCTATTGAAACTGTTATAGAATATTTAACTAAATTTGGAATAAATAATAAATCATCATCGTATGACAAACAATAGAAAAAAAAAGATTGTAAAAAATACAATTATTCCTTCTTTATCATCAGAAAATCCACCAGCTATTGGTGGTAAAATGACAAAAGAAGAGATAGAAGTTTTAAATAATAAAGTTTTTGATGCTGTAAATAATTTAGAACTTCAAAAAAGCATGGATAAATGGTTAAAAGAAAATAAAAACCAAAATCAAATTGCAATGCGAGATTTAGGATTGTTAAAAGGAATTATTACAGAATATTTAGATTCTTTTCTTTTATTTGGTTATAATACAGATGGTGAACGAATAATAATTCAAAAATTTGAAAAAGCAAAAGATAGAGATGCTGTTATGGAGTTTTTTAAAACAATATTTTTAAAACAACAACACGAAAACTTTTTAGATGATTAATATATGAGTACTGACGAATTTTATTGTAATACAACAACTACAACACCATTAAATCCATCTTTTTTCCCTGTTGGAAGTGCTGTTTTCGATCCAAATTTTGATATTTTACCTTTTTTATGTCAACTTTTAGGTGCTGCTACTAATGATTCTATAGATCCAGTATTAAAAATGCCAGATGAATATGATATGGCAAAACATGTTGATTTTACGCAACTTTTAAATGTTGGTGATCCTAGATATTCGGATGGTGCTATATTATCTGCGGCTTTTATTAATTTCTTACCTAGAATGATAACACAAGTTGAAGTAAAAGCTGCTGGTGGTTCACAAGTAATAAACAATTATATATGTGATTCTGATGGTAATCCTATAAAAGAATCAATGACAATTCCAGTATTAACTACTGTTGGTACAGGCGGTATTAATTTATATGGTTATGACATTCCTTCTGGATTAAATGAAGTAGATTTGATGAAAAAACTTACAGCCGAAGAAGTTTATTCATTTGTTAATAATTATATTTCATCAAGTGTAAAAATTAACGCTGATTATTTTATCGCATATCTTCAAAAATATTATCCAAA